ACTGAGTACATCTTAAAGAGCCAGGCCAGCACCGAGTAATCGAGCCCGATCGCCCCGCCTGCACTGGTGCGCCACTGCGTTTGCACTCGGCACCACATCAGCACGGCCTCCCAGTTCTCTGGCCACACCTCGAACTCATCCGGCGCCGATGGCTCAGGGGCTGGAATCCCCATCGCCTCGGCATCCCTTGCTGTCTCATCCTTGACCCCGCCGCCGGCCCAGTGCTCAGCGGCGGCGATCAGTTTTTTCTCTTGCCCTTGCTCAGGCTGTCGAGCCAGCTGCTGACCACCGCGGCGGCCACCAGCGGCACGTTCAGCAGGTCGGCCTTCGCCTTCTCGCTGTAGGGCACCTCGCCGGCCTTGGCGTCCTGGATCCCGCTCCAGCCCACCAGCACCTGATCGCAGAGCTCATCGTCGGTTAGGTCGCCCGACTGGATCTGATCCCAGATCTCGCGGATCCGCGCCTGTGGCAGCCGCTTGAACTCGGCATCAAAGGTCTGTTTGTCGAACCGGCCACCATCGATGGGGAACTCGACGGTGACCGGCCAGGTGTACGACTCGCTCTGAGACAGAACGAAAGCCATTCAGGGCTCCTATCAGGTGAAGGCGAGGCTCAGTTCGTCGTTGCCGGCGCTGGTCGGAATGGCCAGGTAGGGCAGGTTGAGCATCTGAATCCCGTCCTGGTCAGAGTAGGTCGGGCTGCCGATGTCGGACTGAGCCGTGGTGAACGTGACAATGTTGCCACCCGTGCCGCCGTGCTGGAAGGTAATCGAGCCGGTGCTGGAACCGTTGGCGATCGTGAAGAAGTCCTTCGTGGCGATGCTCGGGGCCTCGATCACGCAGGTGCCGCTGGGGGCGCGGTTGGTGATCAGCACTTCCTTGGTGCAGCCGACCAGCTCGCGGTAGACGATCTCATTGGCCACGTTGAACTCGAGGCTCTGCAGACAGCCGGCATAGCTGAAGGCGGAGAAGTTCGAGGTGTTGCCGTTCTTGAAGATCAGCGGTGCAGCCTGGTTGGCGTAGGTCGGGCTGGGCAGGCTCTCATCGGTCGGCGCGTTGTAGATGCCGGTCATCGTGAACGCGATGGTGGGGATCTGACCCACGGCCGCGTTCATCTGGAAGCTGCCCCGGCAGCCAGTGACCTTGTGGCGAATGCCGTCGTTGTGGAAGTAGAGGGTGACCGAGCTGAAGGCTGCGCTCACCGGCGCGTAGGTCACGCTGGTGGTGGCCACCACGGTCTCAGACAGGCCGCAGGCCTTCAGCACGGGGCCGTAGGCGGGAGCGGTGCCAGCCGTGCCGGAGCCGGCCAGTTCCACCTCGAAGGTCACCTCGACGCGGGTCTGCGCCAGCAGCTGATCGCTCACGCCCAGATAGGGGCGGATCAGATCACGGCTGACCGTCTCCGCCTGCAGCGGAGTGATGTCAAGATTGCGCACCAGGATGGCATTGGCCGAGCCGGTGGGGCTGGGGTCCGTGCCGTAGGTGGATTCAGTCTTCGCCAAGATCAGGCGTTTGCGGCTCAGGAGCGGCATTGCTCTCTACCTCGTCAGGTTGGGAGGGTTGGGCCGGCTCCGTCCGCTCGATGAGCTTCCGCTTGCCGGTTTTGGGGTCGGCCAGGTATGTCCCGCCTTGACCCCAGTATTCATCCACCATCGTAGCCATGATCAGCTCGCGAGATTTGCCACAGAGGTCCGATAGAGCACACGATAGTCGCACTGGATTTCACCAGCTGCGCCATCGGCCTCGGTGAACACGAAGGTGACGCCGATCGGCTGAATGTCGATCGCGTAGCCGCCCAGCGTCAGATCGGCCATCAGTCTGGAGTGCAGACTCTCCACGATCGGGTCGGCCACCTGATCTGGCACCGCACCGCGCACGATCACCGTCACCCGCACCGTCATCGCCCAGTCCAGCGTCGGCAGGCTGGTGTTCTGGCTCGCGGTGTCGTTCAGCGGCTCCACCACGATCGCCGGGCTCTCGGCGCGGGCGATCGGCTCCACCCGGCTGCGATAGATCCGCGTGCTCACGCCCGTGGTGCCGGTCAGCGCCGTGCGGACGGCAGCCAGCAGTGTCTCGCGCTTGGTGGTCATGACTGCAACAACGCCAACAGCGCCGCCTTTTGCTCATCCGTCAACGTAGCGAAGGGATCAGCCGCAGATTCCAAGCGCGGCTCGCTATAGATCTGGTGCAGGTTGTCGGGATCCGCGACTGCGGTGCAGCCTTCAGGTGGCTGCCAGTCAGTCTCGCCATCCCAGAGGATGCGATTGATGCAGCGCCCTTCGGCGTCAAGGATTGCGTAGTTCATCACCAAGACCAGATTCGGACCCATCCACCGGCACCGCTACCCCCGGCACCGGAGTTGTAACCGTTAGTGCTGCCGCCACCGCCACCGCCACCGCCGCCAGGAACCGCGCCATTGCCGCCATCGCCAGCGGCAGCAGACGCAGTTCCAGAACCACCAGCGCCTCCGCCGTCTCCAAACGTAGGGCCGTTACTGCCGGGGTTGGTTGCGGTGCCGTTATCTCCGCCGCCGCCCGTAAGGGCTTGCCCTGACGTGTTCTTAAGCATTCCGAACCCTTCACCGCCCGCCCCACCAGAACCACTGAGGCCCGTTGAACTTTGGCCACCGGCAGATCCACCACCGCCTGGACATAGCGCCCCAACAGGAGCAGCTGAGCCAGTGCCACCCGTAGTAGATGCGCTGGCCCCGATTGTTGAGAACAGGGCTCCGATGGTTGCGTTTGCTGCTGCGTATCTGGCGGTGCCACCAGTGCCTGTGGTTGATGTGCCGCCACTGCCTGGGCTGCTTGTTGCAGTTAGAACCAAGCTGCCGAATGAAGATGCGCCACCACCAGTGCCGGCTTGGCCACTTGTGCTATCGGTGGTGCGGGCTGCTCCGCCGGGTCCGCCCGTTCCCACAGTGACGACTTCCGTGGCACCAGCTGCACTGGCAGGGAGAAATCTGGAAACGGCGTTACCACCTGCACCACCGCCACCGCCACAGCGCACGGAGCCGGATGCGCCACGACGACCTGACCCACCGCCAGCGCCACCGCTGACGACTTCGATGTAAAGCATCGTCACGCCGGCGGGCTTGGTCCAGGTGCCGCTGGACAGGAACTCTTGGTAGTTGGCGGCGCCACCGCCACCGCCCGTGGCAGACAGCGCGCCAGCGGAAAGACTGAGCCCACTGCCGATTGTGATCTCTTCTGCGACGCCCGTGCCAGCTGTCGAGCGCCCCAACAGCTTGCCGGTTGCCATGCTGGTGCTGACTGTTTGCGTGCCGCTGTCGTAGGCGATCGGCGCCGTTGCTGCGACCACTCCAGCCGGTCCTGTTGCGCCTGTTGCGCCAGTGGCTCCCGTCGCGCCGGTGGGGCCAGGGTCGCCCTGTGATCCCTGCGGACCTTGCGGCCCCGTTGCTCCGGTAGCGCCTGCAGGCCCCTGCGGGCCAGTAGCGCCGGTGTCGCCGGTATCGCCTTTCAGGCCTTGCGGTCCCTGTGGGCCGGTGGCGCCAGTTGCACCAGTTGCACCAGTTGCACCAGTTGCACCCGTAGGGCCAGCCGGGCCTGTATCGCCCGTGTCTCCCTTTGGCCCTTGCGGGCCTGTTGCGCCAGTGGCGCCTGTGAGGCCGGCTGGTCCCTGCGGGCCTGTTGCACCCGCAGCCCCCTGCGGTCCCTGCTGCCCCACGAAATACCCAAGGCTGTTCCAAGCCGTTGCGCCGTTGCCCACCTTGAACTGGCCGGTGTCGGTCTCGTAGCCGATCTCGCCGGCGAGCAGCACCGTGTTAACTGCCGTCCAGTCGGCCGCGGTCTTGCGTTGGGCCTGTACCTTTGCCATCAGGTGTTCCCGTCGATCACGTCTTCGTTGACCCAGTTGGTGCCGTCATAGACCAGCACATCACCAGCTGCCGGGTTGTCAGCATTCACATCGCCCAAGTCGCTGAGTTTCAGCGAGTAATCCGCCGGGTTGCTTCCAGGTGCCGGCGTGTCAGGAGCCAGCTTCGTCAGGCCGATCTCCACAAACTTGCCGTCATCAATGCGGCGCACCTCGCGCACCTGATAGTTGGTGCCATCCACTGTGATGCCGTCGCCGAACAACAGGCCGCCGAAATCAGCAGCGCGCGCCGTCAGCGAATAGTCGGTGGTCAGCACCATGTCGCCCGAGATGACCTGGCTGGGCATGTCGAGGATGCCCAAAGCCGAAATGGCGCCAGCCGTGCAGCTGACGCCAAAATCGTTCAGGAACACCGTCAGGTCTTCACTGATCGCCATCGGCCTTCACCTTGCGGGTTGCCTTCGGCTTGATCTCCTCGGCCGGCGCCTCGACAGCGCGGCCCATGCGCAGCAGCTCGGCAGCCACGTCGCTGTCCAGTTCGTAGACCTTGCCGGCCTCGAGGTATTCGCCCCGAGCGGCGCAGTCGCTTTCGATCAGAACCTTCATGAGAAAAAAAGGGGGCGGTTGCCCGCCCCGTCTCCTATCAGGTGGTGATGTCCAGGATGGCGGCGAAGCTCTTGGGATCGCGCACGGCCACGTCATAGGTGACGATGCCGCGGACGCTGGTCAGAGCCTTGCTGAAGTCGTCCTGATCTTCACCCACGGTGATCTCGAGGCCGTTGCCCCAGAAGCCGACCATGGCCTGGCTGAAGTCGCCCATCAGCAGAGCCGAGCACACGCCAGAGCTGGAACCCTTGGTGAGGGTGTTGGGCACCTGGTTGGAAGCGGCGAGAGGGTAGCCGTTCAGGATGCCAGGGGTGGCGCCGCGGCCGATGCGGGCTGCGTCGGTGTTGAACAGGAATGGGCCGTCGCCGGTGGTAGATCCGCCAGCGCGCAGCTTCTTCAGGGCTGCCAGCACTCGGTAGTTGGTGAGGTACGAAACGGCACCAGCGTTCACCACGCCGTTGACGTTCATCACCGCAGCTTCCAGATCCACCACCTTCTCAAGGGTGACGGCGCCACCGTTGGTGCCCATGGCCACCGAGCCGATGCCGGAGGTCTGCATGATGCCGGTGGGCTGGCCGGCAGAACCGGAGCCGTTCAGGATGCCCAGGTCAATGGCCAGGTTGATGCCATCGGTCAGGTCACGACGCACCAGCTCCTCGATCCCAGGAGTGCCCTGCAGCAGGGTCTGGCGGCTGTACTTGGACAGAGCGGCCAGGTTCTTGGGAGCCATCGTCACCTGATCGAACAGGGACTCAGACTGCGTGATCGCGGTGGTCTGGGTGCTCAGGTAGTAGGTCGAAGCCACACCGGAGCGGCGGGGGATCGCCACATTGCCCACCAGGCCGGTCATCGTGCGCACGCCCAGCTGGAGCATCACTGCGTTGTTACGCAGGAACTCGATGAACTCATCGGCCAGCAGGTCGGTCTGCACCAGGTTGCCGCCGGTGGTGGCGCCAGAGGTGACGTAGGTGGCGCGCTGGCCGCCCAGGGCAGAGAAGGGAACAAAGAAAGAGCGCTCAGCACTCTTGGCCACGCCGGACTTCTCCACTTCGCGGGAGATGTCACGCACCAGGCCTGCCTCGCGGCTGGACCAGTCGCCGGTCAGCATCGCGCGGATGCCGGCGGTGATGCTGTAAGAGGCGCGCTC